TGCCCCATTAGGGTGACACGCCCATGTTACCAACATTTTCAAATGCCTGATTCTGCAAGCCGGTAAAATCCGCAACGCGCTGACCGGTGTAGGGTTGGTACGAAGTTTGAGACGCGGCTTGACCGCGATTCATTATGTCTTCGAAATATGGCCGAGCGTATTCAGGAATGTTTGAGGTCGTTTGCTGTACAGTGCTAGGCTGTTGTGGTGCGCTTGATCCCTTACCCATAGTTACACCTCTTCCGGCATATCGGGCCATGCCCGGTTTAATTTGCGAATATTCTCAGAACCTACGAGTAACTGCATATTAGCATGAACATGCAACCCACACACGAGAGGGCTGGTGATCGGCACTACGTGGTCCACATGCCATAACACCCCCGTGGCTCTGGATAATTCGCGGGCTTTTTTATACAGCAGCCGAATACCTGTTATATCTGCCCACTTTGGGGTTGCCTGTTTTTTGTTCACCTGATAACGCCGACATTTTTCTGCCCCCTGCACTTTCATTTGTTCGCTTGTGGCATACCGCTCACGTTCATATGCGTTATGGCTTGCTAGGTTAGCGCTGCGCCATTTTTTGCACGCGGCCTTGTGTTTGCCCATATTCGCATTGCGCCACGCATATATTTTTTCTCGGGACGTGATTTTATTCTCTTTGTACCGTTGGTTAGTTTGTGCACGGATATGGACTCGATTGGCTTTGTACCGCGCAGCCGTATATGCACTAGCGCACTCGCGGCATTTATTTGTGCGGCCATTTGCGGACCTTGAGTGTTTTTGGAACATCTCAAGCGTTTTCTCCACCCCGCAATATTTGCACGTCTTAATCACACATATTCCTTCTCAAATAGCCGGTAGGTTTCCTTCAGGCCGTGCTTCTCCAGCACTTTACCCCAACCCTTGCGACCGGTGAACTCCATACCATCCAGTTTACTGTCAACCGCCCAGCGGTCAATCAGTGCCATCATTTCATCTTGCCATTCATCCAATTTGTCGCCAGCGCAGAAGGTCATATCAACCATCCGTTTGCACGGGTATGTTTTTACCGTGGTGATCACAATCCCATAAATCTTGCCCGCTTCGTTTTCGTCATAGGCCACCCACAGATTAGACGCCCCCGAGAACAGCATGTTGAACACATCATCAACCCCCATACGACCATTAGTCCGATCCACTGCGCGGGCCACATATTCGATTACCGACCCAAACACATTACTTATGTGCCCATGTGGGATTGCTGAACATTTCATACGGGGAGCAGCCTATCAGGATTCGTGTCTACTGCGATTTTGTCCTTGCCAACCGTCTTACTTCGGGCTTTCTGCACGCGCTCCATCATCTCATAAAGCCTACGCGCCCCGGCTTTTGTGGAGCCATTACCCAGTTCCGACACAATTCGGGCCGGTATAACAAATTCTCCGTCTGCCAGTGCAGCACGCTGGGGCTCTTCGCCATTGATTACAGCCGGGATAGAGTCAGATACACCGTCACCCGGGCCGTCCAGCAGCTTACCGCCGGCGGCATAGTCACCGATACCCCCACCCGCCGCGTAGTTGGGCTGCAGATGCCCCTTGTCGGTGAAGTAGTAACCCCCCGGTGCGGACTCATCATACGGTCGTGTAAACGGTTTGGAGAGTTGTGCGTTAACCCCGCTACCCTCCGGGGAACCCACTGGACTGAACTGCGGTTGTTCGAACCCACCCATCGCCCCGAGCGCCCCTACCCCCAACGCACCGGCAGCGTATTTATTGTCCTTCAAAAACGCCATCGGATCACTGGCTGCGGACTGGATACCAGCACCGGCCTTGTCCATAAAACTCATCGACTGCATGGGTGCCAAATCCGCCACCTGCCCCGGAAGACCCCCCAATCCAGCCGCCGCATCAGCCGCGTTTTGCGCAGCCAGCCAATTTTGTGCCCCAGCCTGTTCACCAGCCTGTAGCACGCTACCCATATTCTCACCAGCAGCCGAACCGGGGCCAAACAACGCAGCCCCGCCTCCAGCCAGCAGCCCGCTCATCAGAGCGCTGCCCGCATCTTTTCCAGTAGCTAGAGAGGCCAAGCCAGAACCTAGCCCAACGCCCCATGCGGGAACGCCCATCATGGTCAGACCAATGCCAGCTACGGCGGGGAGGATATCTTGAAGAAACCCGGCTTCCGGGAGTCCAGTTTGTGGGTGTATGGTCAATGATCCACCAGCGGCTTTCGCCAATGCCTGCAACCCACCGACTTCCCGTGGGCTCATGTGCACCAGCAGTGAATCCCCATCCCGGCCAAGCGAGGCCAGCCCCGCAGCGACATCTTTCATAGAACCCCCAGAATTTGTTGGGATATTACCATCTTACGTATGTGCCGTGTATAGGTAGTATCGGACGTTCCAAACCACATTATTGCCTACCGCCCCGGTTACCCGAAGCAGGGCATCACCCCCACTCGCAGACAATGTGCAACTCCATCCAGCCTGATCTTCAGCCGTAAACACGGCAGTTTCACCAATTTCTGTGGCCGTACCCGCCACGTTTTTATACGCTGCATCAATTACATACGCCGCGCCATCTTCCGCCGTTCCGGACACTCCACCAGTTCTACGCGCCACTACATGCGCTTCAATCAAAACCGTGGTCTCTGACGGTATAGTAATGGTCGCCAAAGTCGTGGTTGTCGCGTCGGTGGTTTGGACCGAGTAGATGTGTGCGGGATCAGCCCGCAACTGGGACAGGTAGTTGTCGATGGTCGCAAAATACAGCCGTAGAGCATTGTGGAACTGCTCTTGAGAACGGGCGTCGTAGGCTTGCGGCGCAAGCGGAATATTCGGGGCTTTTGACGGACGCAGTTCGGTCGGGTTCGCCATTAGCGTCTACCATCCGGGCGAATATCAATACGGGGGGTTCCCAACTGCCAGTTAACCCCGGTCTCTGTGGACTCAATACGGTAGGCCATCTGCCGCCCCCGAATGCGGGTGTACACCTGCCCGGTAAATTGTTCGACCGGATAAGTGGCGGTGCGCTCTACACGCGGGGCATCTGGGGTGCCGTATTGGGTTCCCGAATTTTGTCGCGGTTTAACGACCATATTCAATGTCGGGGTGGTAGCCGTTGAGCCATCAAACGTAATGTCCGGCAGGATACGCCACACAAACCCAAAGTTGTGCCCGTCACCGATGTCAAAGTCCGACGACTGGATGTAAGACTCCATGGGTAGCGGAGGGTTTACGATGCCGTCATCAACGCCGGTTTCGTGGTAGATCAACTGGTTCGCGGCAATATACGTTACAGGTACATATTGTGCATGAGATGCGGCGGTAGTCCCATCTACACCACGAACGCATCCGGACAACGCAGACCCGTTGTTGCTGGTGTAGGAAATCTTTTCCGACTCAATGATAATTGTCCCTTCGTTTGGGTATGAGGAGGCATTGAGTAACGGGATAGACGTAATCGTACTATCAATCGCGGTGTCTAAATACGAGTTCTGCACGCTGAACGCCGCCATGGGGAATTGCCGCAAGGGGCTGTCCAACCACGCGGTGCGGTTGATGGTCCCGTAATACCAAATATTTTCAAGGTAGTTGAAGATCACATACCGGTTGTTGGATTGACTATCGGCGGACGGGTATAGCCACCACACCTCACTGAAACCCTCATTCGAACCCGATACAATCTGAAACGCCTGATCCTTGTTCAAGTCCCCGAAAACGTATTGGCGCACGGTGCAGGGTATCGTCTCTACGCGACCTGCGTATGAAAAGAACTTATCCACACCCATCCAGAATGTGACGTTGTTGACCGTAGTGGCCGCTTGCGGGGAGATAATGGAGATGTTATCCATCAAAACAGTAAACCCCCACACATATGGCGGGCCTAGATATTGCATGGAATACAGCGCGGTATCTGACCAGATCAGAATCTCTTGCCGCGTGATTTCAGCACACACCAGCAATGAACCATGCGCCAACCGCTGTTCACCGGACTGATTACTTGTAGTCGGCACCCAGTCAAATTCATTCTCTTGGTCTGACCATCGGACAAGCATTGGGTCGAACGTGGTCTCAGTATCTGCTGGGTCGTATGGGTTTGAACCAATAGCAAGAGCAAAACGCTGGATGCCTGACGCGATCACTTGATATGTTGAATTGGGTACATAGTCACCGACATACCCAGCATTGTCGGCAGCGTCTGCCAGCAGAATACCTCGGGGGTATGTAGAGGTGTCCACTTCCCAGTAGTAGATTTCTCCGCCACGTTGGGCGAACACCAAGTTCTCACCAAAATTATCATTCGACCACAACAGCAACTGCTGTGCGACACCGACTGTAGTGGCGGAACCCCACGTACCACGGCTCCATACCCCCGCCCCCCAACCAGTACCTGTGGTGTATGTGGCGTTACCGGCGTTGATTTGATACGCGGCGCTGACAGCGGCTCCGCCACCCGTCGTGGTTGCATTGGCTGCGGTTGCTGAAACAATCGTGTATGTGTTGCCGTCTATTACCGAAATAACTTCATACTCGCCGTTCAATGTCAGACCCGCCACAGCCGACGCCCCAGAGTATGTCACAAAAGTCCCAGCGGACGTGCCATGTGAGGTATCAGTAACGGTAACCAGCTTACTGCCATTGGTGGTGGCGAATGGGTCGGTATTTATGGTGGCAGTAACCCGCAGCGGGGTGATGTCGAAATACCGCCCGCCGTTCTCAATATAGTATTTTTGGTTCGTCCCAACCGCTGCTAGATTTGCGAAACCCAAAGTAACCCAGTTCCACAGTATCCGGCACACGCCTTTGTATGTGTATAGAGAGGTGTCAGATATGCTTACCCATCCACCCAGTTTCTGCGGGAAACCCGAACGGAACCGAGCCTTGTCGATGTCGAACCACCCACCCTCATTTGAGTAGTTAGTTGATTCTCGGTTGACCCCCGGCTTGAACTGTAGTTTCTGGAGCGGCATCGATTACCCCCGTACGTACGGGCGTGTGCCCTGCTTGTCTATGATCAACCGGGAGTGGCGGATCGGCGCTATCGGGGTATTCGGCACTGAGATATGCACCCACGACTCATACTCCAAAATGATCTGATCGTAGGGCAATTTTGCCTCAATACACGCCTTGAATACCTCACGCGGGGTCATACCCGCTACTTTGATATCGGCGGCACACCCAATACGGTGTTGACTCGCGTCAGTGGAGCCCACGGCGTCATTCAGTTGCTTGGAGCGATACCCCGAAGTAACTATCACTGCACGACCACCAGTCGCTGACTTTACCTGTTGTAGCAACTGCGCAAGGCGCTTGAGATTCTCGATTGTTTTTTCATCAGGCGTGTTATCCCAGCCGTGCCGCGCAGCCGTAGCGGATGCAGTGAGTTCTTCCAGCGTGAAATTCGCGGTCAGTTTCATTTTTTAGCGCCACCCCACACCTCAATACCTTTTCCGATTTGGCGCAGCCCCGCGTACGCCCAAGGCAAGGTCAGCAGCAGACTGATAATATAGAGGTCCATATCGTTGATCTCACCAGTGCGCAGCCCGACGTAAATAAACGCCATGACCAAACTGGCCCACGATTGCAGCGGGCGGGTGCGGCGCACTACAATATCTTCGGCGTTATCGCCGGAACGGATTGTCTCTTGGGTCTCTTTATGCGCAGCCTGTTGGTCTTCTAGGCGCAGTTTTTCCATGTCGTGGATATGTTGACGGATCGCCGCTTCTTCTTGGATGGCGAGTTCTTTCAGTCGCACTATTGTGGCGGGGTCGGCCTGAAATGCTTGCAGTGCCTTTGCGGGATCATCCGACCCAGTGGCGCTACTCACCAAAGAAACGCCCGCAGCGACTGCGCCCGGGATATTACCCGTGAGGAGTGATCCAACCAGCGCAGCCCCCGCACCCGCGTTATCTTTAAGCCATGCTCCTACCTGTGACCATTCCATAAAGCACCTCTTACGTTTTCATAATGTAGGCCAACGCGTAGTACGGCGGCAGGTTGGCGTTCGTTCCCGATGCGCCGGAGGAGTCCACCGATATGCCGGTTGTCGCCGACGCAGTAGTGCCAGTCGCCCCCGTTGGGCTCCACACCCCGGTCACCGCGCCGTTCAGGGCTGTGTTGGCCCCGAAATTGGCTATGTCGTGGTCGTGGCCCGGGTCCGTTACTGTGTGAGTATGCGCCACATTAATTGCATTAGCAGAACCGCCAGTCGCAGCAACGGCGTAGGTAGACCCCGCGCCCACAACGAACCTATTGCGTAAATCAGGCGTGCTGTTGGTGCCGTCGCATATAACCCAACCCGACGGTATCGTGCCCACACTACCCGACCACAGCAGGATCACCCCGCTCGGTATCAGCGTCTGAAATGTAGGTTTCGCTGCCGCCCCATTGCTGGTCAACACCTGTCCGGCGGTACCTACACCCGCCACCGACTGCACCGCGCCCGTTGAGGTGGTGCCTCCACAGAGGACCGCATAGGCCGTATTTGATGTCGTCCCAGTACCTCCAGACGCCACACCTAGTGCTGTGCCTAGAGACAGCAGCGACTGGTAGTTGGTGGCGTCTTCCACATCAGTACCATCACACACCAGCAGGACTTTTGCCCCGTTGGGGACTGACACACCGGTCTGCCCGGTGACTTTTACCGTAACGGCGTAACCACCAGTGGTGTTGTTGTAGATCACATATAGTTTTTTCTTCGCGGGGACTTCCAGCACGCGTGCCCCGGTCAAGGCTCCAGTGCACTCAATCGCCATATTCCGGGCTACACCAGAAGCGCCGTTCGGGATTGTAATGACTGTGGCGGCACCATCAGTGATTGCTTGGGTTACATACCCGCTAATCGCCTGCTCAATCAGGGTGCCAAGGTTGGCATTTGTAGTGGTTCCCCAAGTACCCGACTGCTCACCGTTCCCGATAAGTTCGATACCAAGGTTTGTTGAATAGGTCGACGCCATTTGGTTATCCTTTTAGAGCATTCACAATACTACATTTGTACGTCACTCGCTACTGGACCCAGTTGGGGGTTTGGGCATCGTTTATATCCACCCAAAACGACGTTTGCCCATCATCAACCGCCACCCAACCCGGGCTACCTGACGGGCTTACTGGGGTCCAACCCGGGCTACCTGACGGGCTTACTGGGGTCCAAATTGCACCGTTCCCGGCGTCGATCACAGACCAAATTGTAACCGATCCCAGCGCACCTGTGGCATACACCCCCAGCGGTGTAACCGTGAC